ATTAGAGTGGCTACACTATTCACCTGATAACATACCGAGGAAAACATTCCTTACAGGATTAACCTCACCACCACCCCAGTGTATGCCTGATGAATATAAGTGTAATCCAAACTCTGCTTCTCTTGAAGATACTGTACTGGCTTACAGGTCATACTACATAGGTGAGAAGTCCAAGTTTGCTGAGTGGAAAAACCGAGACATACCACACTGGTATGCACAATGGGAGGCTGCATAATGCACGCACTAGAGGATGTACTACTATTTGAAAGCATACCACCAAACAGTGTTGTATGGTATGAGTGGGTAATGGAACATTACTTAGGATAAAAATTTGTCGGCCTATAAATTTGTCGGCCTTTAACTTAGTTTGTGCGGGGTTTTCTGGTTCTCCTTCCCTGCACCTCTCTGGCGGGGGCCAAGTTTCCTCCCTGTTCTTCGCTCCCGCCAGATTCTTTTGTTTAGATTAAATGAACTATTGACAATTATATCTAGATACTATAAGACCCGCTTGTTTTTAACTTAAATAGGAAAACCATAATGAACCAATTGATGCAATTATCCCCTCGCCAGATCGCAATTAACGCGACGGGAGAAGTTCCCGCTTCCGCCGTTAGAGAGCATGACAATATCTTTGATTTAGATTTTTTTGCACCGCTTGAGGTGTATAAGGATTCGGTGTTCGATACTGACGGAACAGAGCTTGTAGGTAGCAAGGCACTCCGTTATATGCATGATGGAAGCCTAGCAGATACCAGCGCGGTCTCAGCTACCTACACCTTAGAAAATCACATAGACTTGTTTGGCAAACACGCCGATATTTTAAGGGAGAGTAATCTTCCCACTAACAACGTGTTAGTCCGTGACGAGTACACAGACTTCGGAATGAAGGCTAAACGATCCATCCAGTATTTGGACGAGGCCCACGACATGACCGGAGCGGGCGATATGGTTTATTGCCGTTCTGATCAAATCAATTCCGTCAATTCAAAATGGGCCTTTCAACAGTTTGCAGGAGCGTATCGCTCTTACTGTGAGAACTCTATGGTGTTTGGTGGAGACAAGGCAGTATATAACAAAGT